CTACAAGGAGGCTGAAAACTGCACTAAGCATGATGATCATGCTCATGAAGGTGTAGGTCATGATCATGACATCATGATCACCGAGAGTCGAATCAAACTCCTGAACATGGCTGCTACCATCGCCAGACACGCTGCCCCCTATGTTCACCCGCGCCTATCTGCAATCGAGCATACCGGCAAGGATGGGGCGCCACTACAAAGTGGTGTCTTGGTAGTGCCAGGGGCGATGAGTATGGATGATTGGGAGCAAGCCGCCCAAGCCAAACATTAGCGCATTAAAGGCAACCCTTGAAAACCATCTGGGCACCATTGCCCGGTAGTCAGACTTTGTTTCTGACTTGCCCTGTGTATGAAGTGTTGCTAGAGGGCACCCGAGGAGGGGGTAAGACCGATACCTTACTAATGAGCTATGCCCAACACGTAGGTAGAGGCTTTGGAGATCACTGGCGCGGAACACTCTTTCGTCTCACATATCCGCAGCTAGCTGACGTAGTAGCCAAGAGTAAGCGCTGGTTCTACCAGATCTTCCCAGGCGCCAAGTTCAATGAATCTGACTACGTGTGGAAGTGGCCTACCGGTGAGATGTTGTACTTTCGCTATGGAGCGAATGAAGACGATTACTGGAATTACCACGGCCATGAATACCCCTGGCTAGGATTTGAGGAGCTGACTAACTGGCGAAACCTTTCTTTCTACGAAGCCATGCATTCCACCTGCAGGTCATCCCACCCTGGAATGCCACGAATGGTGAGGGCTACCTGCAATCCATTTGGAGTAGGGCATGCATCGGTAAAGGAAAGATTTCAGATTGGGGCAATACCAGCGGGACAAATCATCAGGCAAGAAGGCGCACTACCTAGGGTCAGAATTCATTCGACGATTTATGAGAACACCCATCTCCTAAAAAACGACCCCAATTACCTCATGAGCCTAGAGTCGCTAAGCGATCCAAACAGGCGCAGAGCCTGGTTAGAAGGTGATTGGGATATCCACGTAGGAAGTTTCTTGGAAGGCGTATGGCAACCCTCTAAGCACGTTGTAGAACCCTTCGCAATACCACCGACATGGAAGGTCTGGCGCTCAATGGATTGGGGTTATGCCAGACCATATGCCGTCTATTGGTTTGCTCTATCTAATGATGGAGTCTATTACCTATGGAGAGAGCTCTATGGGTATGGAGATAAAGAAAATACGGGCACAAGAGAAGACGCAACGGTAGTAGCAGAGAAGATCAAAAAGATCGAGATACACGACCAACGCCTTGGCTATGAATACCGCATGAACCTAGCTGACCCATCCATCTTTTCCAAGATCGGGGCAGAGCGTTCAATCGGCCAGATCTTCAGGGATAAAGGGGTGAAATGGACGGAGGCCTATAACGCCCCTAGAAGTAGAGTAAATGGTGCTCAAGAAATCATCCGGCTTCTAGCTGAAGACAGACTCAAGATCTTCTCAAGCTGTAAGCATTGGTTAAGAACTATCCCCCAATTACCGCCAGACTCATTAAACCCAGAAGATGTAGATACGGATGCCGAGGACCATGCCTGGGATGCAACTAGATATGGGGTGATGAGAGCAAGGAGGGTATTAGACTGAATATGTATTATGTTTAAAGAGACCCATACTTCCTCGAAGTGTTGGGGGCTGTTAGTCCAAAGGTTAATTGATATGAATTTATCCCAGAAGTCACTTGAAATGCTAAGAGAAATGATTAATGAGCGGACTGAATATAGATCCGGCCCAACGCTCGTTAACTTTTTCAATAATCTGGGTTTTAACGAATTCTATGGACAGGGATTTCCATCGCGATGGGTGTTTACTGATGAATGCCTAAAAAAAATTAACGGCACCCCAAAGCTGGATGAGTGCATTAAGCGAATTTTTACCCCGATTAATTTTATTAATCGACTGCCAGAATTAGATCAGCATCTAAAAGAATTTAATCAATATTTGGCATTTGATAAGTGGCGAGTGTCTCGTTTGGGGGCTGACATTGTATTCAAACCTTTGGATAAAATTGAGATTCAAGAGGGTGTATCTTTAACTCAGGAGGATGGTTTTCTTGCCAGAGAATTTTCAAATATATCCATTGAGGGGCTTGGATTAGATGGTGTAATAGTTTCAGTTCTTGAGCATAGGATAGAAGAAATTGAAAAGTGTTTCTCCGCCGCCTCCCCACTTGCAGTAGTTTTGCTTGCTGGAAGTACTCTTGAGGGCATCCTCTTGGGGTTAGCTACTCAATATCCAAGGCACTTTAATTCTGCAAATTCCGCACCAAGAGATGCAGCAGGGAAGGTAAAGATGTTCCATGATTGGAGTCTTGCTAGCTTTATTGATGTGTCAAAAGAGCTATCTTTAATTCAACACGATACCTTTAAATTTAGCCATTCTCTTCGAGATTTTCGTAACTATATTCATCCCTTTGAGCAAATGTCGGCAAACTTTCGCCCACGTGAAAGCACTGCAAAAATTTCCCTTCAGGTCTTAAAGTCGGCAATTTATGATCTTCATGAAAACATTGACTCTTTAAAATCTTAAAAAATTATGAGCAAGAACATATTTAAATATGTTGGTCCAGAGTACTTGGATAGAGTGATCAAGTTAAAGGATGCAATAACTCTAAAGTGCTCCTATCCGAAGGATTTTAACGACCCCTATGAGCAATTTTTGACCATTGATTTCAAGGAAGAACCAGGGGTGCTTGCTTTTTATGCTGAAGTAATTGGAAATATTAAGCAGCATCCAGTTACATGTTTTTCATCTTCTCCTACTGTGCTCCCTATGTGGGCTCATTACGCAAAAAATCTAACCGGTGTGGCTATTGAGATCGATGAGGCTGCTTTAGTGAGCGACTTCCCTGAAAGTCAATTTGACGATGTGGTCTATAGAGAATCTCCGGATCCCGATTTGAGGGATATGCTTTATCGCGCGCAGGTAATTGGTAAGCCTCGCTACTTATATTTTTTGCAAGGAGGGGTGTTTAAGGCTGCATATTTCACAAAGGCAATATGTTGGGATTATGAGCAAGAACGTCGCATGGTTCTAGCTGCGGAAGAAGTTAGAGTTGAAGGTGGAATGATGCTTGTTGATATTCCAGCTAGATCAATAAGCTCGTTCATATGTGGTCCAAGAGCGTCTGTCGAAACCAAAGCTATGGCCCTCAAAAAATCACTTGAGTTTGGTTGTAGTTACTTTGAATTGCAGATAGGCAAGACTTCGGCGATCCCGTACTTTATTAATTCAAGTGGTGACCCCTTTATTTTTAATGTCAATTGCATAGAGCCGGCAAGTAACTTCTGCTTTTCATGTAAAGAGCCATTGGATGGCAACGAAAAAACATGTTCATGGTGCCAAATAGATGATGACCATAAAACCGAGGCGGCTTCCCGTAATATTTTTCGAGTATTGCAAAAACTCAATATGCTGGAAGACTATTTTGACGGAATGGAAGATATTGGTAGAGATTGGAAGGATGGGGCTCTCTGAATTGCTCTCTACGTAGTCCCCGGTAGTCTTTTTTTCATCCCGCTAAATCTGTTACATAAATTCACAATAAATCCTGGAGGCCCCATTTCTAAATATATAAATAAGATGTGCCTCAAGACTCTCAACCCCTCCAACAAAAATGGACTGCCCGCATTACACATGCGCGCGCTCACTGGTCAGCCTTTCATAAGCGCGTAAGGCATAACCGCAATACGGTGGCCGGCTTTAATTGGAATGCAGACCCAACTAGCAAAGACTTCTACAGCCTAAGAGCCAATCTAATACACGGCACTATCTCTGCCGTACTACCCAATGTATATGCAAGAAATCCAGAAATATCCACAGCCCCATTAAATTCGGGTGCGGACCTCAAGCTCTTTTGTAGAACACTAGAAGCAGTAACCAATAGATCTCTAGAACATGCGCAATTAAAGAATCGAGCCAAGTCAACGGTAAGAGCAGCATTGACTTGTAGCTACGGAATTCTCAAAGTGATGTATCAAAGAGACCCAAGCAAGGATGCTTACATTAAAGGGCGGATTAATGATGCTCAAGAGAATCTACTGCTTATCAAAGAGCTAGAGCAAGATCTCGATGACGGTAATCAAAGTCATCATCATGATGTCAAGAGGGCAGAGTTAGACCAACTCATCGGATCTTTATATGAGCGCTCAGAGGTTAATACTGCTGAAGGTCTCGTCATTGATAGAGTCCTTACCGAGAATCTGCTCATCGATCCCTCAATCTGTGAATTCTGGGATTACACCGATGCGGACTGGATCTGCCAAGTCATACCGATGAAGCGCTCGCAGGCTGAGGCTATGTACAAGAAGAATCTAGCCAATGCCAAGATCTACCAACCAGGCCAAGGCGAACCCTCGCATAAGAAAGCCAGGCGTTTAGCCTCCATGCATATGGATGCAAGCAAAAGTCCGGTAAGTGATGATCAGCAGATCGCAGTCTTGGAAATCTGGGATAGAGCTACCCAGCGTGTATACACAATGGTAGAGGGAGCAACTGAGTGGCTGCGTGAACCTTATTCCCCGCCAAGAGCTGGTGAGCGCTGGTACCCATTCTTCCTATTACCTTATCAGGTAGTTGACGGTCAGTTTGTTGGGCCAAGCCTAGTTGATCTGACTGAACGACTGCAAGATGAGCACAACGAAGCGAGAGATAGATTTAATCAGCATCGAGACCTTTGCATTCCGGGGTGGGTGGCATCAGCTGATATCAACGAGAAAACAATCAAGAAGCATGCTGATTCACGATTTGGTGAGATCACCATTGTTGACACTGAAGGTAAGGCTCAATGCTTTTACAAGTATCTGACTGATCCTTTTTATATGCAGGTGTTTGTGCAAACCAATAAACCAGAGCAATGGCAATCTACGATTGAATCCATCTACGACTCAATAGGGATGCCGGAGCCTAGCTTCGCCAATGCAAAGATCACGCCACTGCAGACGCTTCAGCCTATTCGGGCGCGAACATCCACCTTGGGTGCGCCACTGGCTAGCTCCGAAAACCCAATGGATCGAATTGCTCAACATCTAGGCAATATGGGAATATAGATAAGTCTGAATTACATGCCACTCAAAATCAGTGGCATGTAGACAGGAATGTCTTTAGGCATCATAAGCACCTCGTTTTGTCTACAAAACAGCAGATATAGCCCTTTTTCGTCTACAACTTAGCTTATATCGTGAGGATCAAGCAATTGATACTGTGAAGGGTTGTCTGTAAATGCGTTGCAAACCTTCATTTTTTCCCAAAGATTCGGGAAGTTCGAATAATCAAATCCAGCGGTCCAACGCCATGCACGAGTCATGGATCGAATGAAAGGATTGGGATCATTGTTTTGAGACAGCGCTTTTAATGGCAGCAAATAATCCTCACGATAAGCCGTGGGAATAATAATGCGAGAGGCGGAGTGTTGAGTTAAGTAGGCATTCATTGTTAGGCGCGCGGTTCGGCCATTGCCATCCATGAACGGGTGCACTTCAGTAACTACAAACATCGCCATCAGTGCGCGCGCAAATGGATCTTCCAGTAAAGCGATGCGCTTGAATCCTTCCCGCAAAGTGCCTTTAACAAGCTCGGGGTGAACAAAAATAGTATTTCCTGCTTGGTTACTTTGCTCTTTCCATTCGCCTGGATTTTTATCTGGGCGACTAGAGAGTATTTGGAGGTTACATTGCAAAAGCCACGCTAAGAAATCATCTTCATCTTTTGGGGGCTTAGAGCGAAAGGGCTGCTCCATGATTGCTTTAAAGGTGCCCAATACATCATGCGAATCTTCATTTCGTTTTGGAATGATTTTCCCATCGAAAATAATCTCAGAGGCCTCTTCAACGGTGAATGTAGTGCCTTCAATGTAGTTCGAAAAGTACGATTCAAAGAATGCAAAATTAAATGCACTTTTGCCAGTCTTCGCCGGATCTTGAGTGATTGAAAAAGGCTTTCTTAGAGCAGAAAATAAAGTTTCGAAGATCTCAATACGATCAGGATCATAAGGCTTACCAGCTGCGCGCGCCAATGCATCAGCTGCCCTTAAAGAGCGAGCCTTACCAGTTTGCATTAAGGCGGAAACAATCGTGTTCAGTGTTTTAAATTGAACCTCAAGACCTAATTCAGGGGCAATAGCTTTAGCATCATCACGTAGTGTATTGAGCTTATGTTCACCTCGAATGGTGCATAGCTTACTTAGATAAGACTCAACCCAAGGGCGACCCATAGTGCGAAGATCTGACCCTTTGCGGCTATAGAGATTCTCTAACAGCCGCCTAGCCTCCGAGGATATGAAGAGTTTTCCATAAGGGATATCGTTAAGCGAATCCTTGTGCGATTGAACTGCAGGAGGACCTGGCAAGATATTTAGAGTCAGCCCCGGAAATTCTATTTGACGTGCTCTATTGCCAGATACTAAAAATACATTGCCGCTATCATCTGGTTTGCAAAGATGAGCAGAACGGTAAGCTATTACAGAGCCTGGATAAAGATATTCGGTAATTTGCCGCCAATTGGGCCGAATGATTTGTTCGAGCGGGCTGGCGATGTCGCTGGTGTAAATGCCGCGATAAATTTGACGCAAACGCCCAGACCTAGCCAAGCGGGAAATTCTCTGGGCGTTGGTTTTATCTTCTCTTGAGCTAAAAAGCAAGAGGGGTAGCTGGTCAACAGAAGTGCTCATAGGGCCTAAATTTATCCATTATTGTCAACAACTATGCATATATTATAGTTTAATGTCAACAAAAATGCTTATAGAATCAAAATAACCCTAATTTAGGCTCTTTAGACAAGGCTATTTCACAGCCTTTGCATCGGTTACCAGTTGATATATCTGATTGTGCCTGTGAAGGATTTCAAAGAAAAGCCTCAAGGTATTGAGAGCATCAACATCCGCTCTATGTGGGCTGCCTTCAAATTGAAGCTTAAAAGAACCAAGGCCTGAGGATAGGCCGCCACTTGGTTTTTTGCCCATGGCAAGCATGTGCAGGCTATACCAAGTTTTGACATCGATCCAGCGACGACCAAAATGGGGAAAGCTAATACCTCGATCTTTAAATTCAGCTTTCAGTTCAAGTGAATCGCCACCGCCCCAGGTAATGGGATTAACAAAGCAATTGCGCTTAGTAATAATTTCACCAATTTCTTTAGCTACTTGTTCATGTGGAACTGAATAGTCAGAAATATCCTGATTACAAATGCCCGTTAATTGGGTGATGAACTCAAAAATAGGCTCTTTAGGATCTAAGAACCATTTATACGTAGATAGGGATTGATTGACATAGTCATGATAGCTTCCTACCGCTAACCCTATTTGAATGATCTTTGGATTTACTGTGGAATTATCTTGGGCATTATTAAGCTCTAAATCAAGCGAGAAATAGTTTTGTTCTTGATGCATTTTTGATGAACGCGGTTTTTAGTAGTGTGTTGATAATTTAGAGTCACCCAAGGCTAACGTCAATGCCAAGCTCAATTCCTTGTAAGACGTCATGGTTAATTTATTGACTACACTAGATCTCAATATCAAGATCATCATGGCGACTTATCTAAATTATGAAAATTCATGTACTAAGTGATTTACATTTAGAATTTGCCGACCTTTCACCTGCATTGAATGTGGCAGATGTTATTGTCCTGGCCGGTGATATTGGCCTGCGCTCCGAGGGTATAACTTGGGCTAGAAACTCGTTTCCGAATCAAGAGATTATTTATGTGGCTGGCAATCATGAGTTCTATGGCTCCCAGCGTTGCCATGTACTTGAAGATATCCAAAATGCATGCGCAGAAAAC